AAAAATAAACCTCGCAACAGACCATTACCTAAAACCAGTGAGAAATACTTAGAAGCATTCGATCGGCTCAAAGAAATTCTTGATCGGATGGAAATCAAGTACGAAGAATATTTTCATTTTAAAAGCACTAAGCATTGGCGCTTTGATCTTCACCTCGTGGGCTACCTTACATTAATTGAAATTGCCGGTGGTCCTTGGTCTGGTGGACGTAGAGGTAAGCTGGCAAATAAGGCGTGGAGTGTCGACAAATACGATCATGCTGAAGAAATGGGGTATCGGTTTATACGTTTTGAGATTAGCGATATTCATTCTGCAATCGCCACAAGATGGCTGCGAGATTTAAAGGCATCACATGGAACAGTTCAGACCATTCCCACCGACGGATCTGATTGATCAGGCCGAGGAAGAAGAAGCCATACGTTTGGCACCGGCACCAGAGCTTAAAGAATGGGTCGTAAAGAATTGGCTTACTTTAGGTGGTGAATTGCACAACCCAGATCATGATCATATTGCTGAACTACTTCACGACAATGAAGAATTCCTTGCATTTGCTTGGGCTTCATCTGCCGCTCTAGCGAAAAAACGTATGGTATTAGGCCAGTGTGAAAAGGTCATGTTTAACGTAGGTGGCTGGAAGAAAGCACGCCAGGAACAACAGATGCGGGACTGGTTTGGATTCGTACCTCAATATCTCATTACTGTAGATGCTACTTATTGTGAACAGGCTACAGATCGAGACTTCTGCCGGTTGATTGAGCATGAGCTTTATCACATCGGTGTAGAGCGTGATGAAGATGGCGAAATCATTTATAGCGATATGACTGGGCTGCCTAAGCATTACTTGGCTGGCCATGACGTGGAAGTGTTCTTTGGGGAGACCAAGCGGTGGGGAGCTGATGATTCGGTGAAACGTCTCGTTGAAATTGCCAAGAATGCGCCGTTTGTATCTGAAACAAGTATTGCTGCGTGTTGTGGGAACTGTGTCATCGGTTAAATTTTTTTGCCTACTTTGCATGACGTAGCATGACAAAAGGGGGATTTATGGCAGCACTTAAAGAGCCTGTAAAAATATTTATTGTTCAAGCTCTTGCATGCCGTGATACCCCTCAGGAAGTTGCGGAGTTGGTCAAGCAAGAGTTCAACATCGAAATCGATCGTCGTCAGTGTGAAAACTATGATCCGACTAAATACGCGGGTCGCAATCTCGGAAAAAAGCTTGCAGATCTATTCAATCAGACTCGTAAGAAATTTGATGAAGGTTTAATAGATATTCCAATTGCCAGTAAGTATTACCGGCTTAAGCAATATCAGAAGCAACTTGAAAAAACCAAGAATGCAAAATTAGCACTTAAGATTCTTGAGCAGGCTGCAAAGGATGTAGGTGGTCAATTCACTAACCGACAAGAAATTACTGGTAAAGATGGTGAAGCATTACAGACAACAGTTGTTCATGCCACTCAAGAACAAGTTGAAGCTGCAGTGAAGAAGGCCCAAGAGGAATATTAAATGGATCTGCAAACACAGGTTGAAAAGAAGCTGTGTGAAGATGAGCATTTATATTTCACCCGGCGATTCTTTAAGCCTCGTATGGGCTTTAAATTTACGGTGAATTGGCACCATGTTTATATCTCATGGATTATTGACCAGGTAATTGCGGGCGAAATTGCAAACGTCGTCATCAATGTTCCGCCAGGTGCTGGTAAGACTGAATTGACAACCAATCTAATACCACGTGGACTGGCTTTAAATGCACGTTCTCGATTTCTGTATTTATCTTTTTCTCAGTCACTGGTAGAAGGCGTATCAGATACAGCGCGTGACATTGTGAAGTCCAAAGACTATCGGATGATGTGGGATTTAACGGTCTCCAATAGTACTGACTCCAAAAAGGAATGGAAGATTACGGTTGAGGACTATGATGTTGGCCATGTGTATGTTGCCTCCATGGGTGGACAGGTAACAGGACGGCGCGCAGGAACACTGGCAGATGATGGCTTTACTGGTTGTATCATCATTGATGACCCGTTAAAGCCCGAAGATGCTTTCAGTAAGATCAAGCGGGATGCCGCCAATCGTAAGTTACTTAATACGGTGAACTCCCGTAAGGCTAAGTCTGATACACCCATCATCATGATCATGCAGCGCCTGCATACTGAGGATCCAACCAATTTCGTCATGACAGGCAATCTACCTGGTGAATGGACTCAGATATCCATTCCGGCACTGATTGATGATAAGTACATTGCCACACTGCCAGCGCATATCCAAAAACTGGTACCGCGAGATGCTGAGCGTGATGAGCAAGGCCGCCAAAGTTACTGGCCAAAGAAAGAATCGCTTCAATCCTTATTACAACTTGAAAAGGGTGGCAAGGATAAAGAAGGTGCCACGGTATCCCGTTATACATTCTCTAGTCAGTACATGCAGCAGCCTAAGAAACTTGGTGGTGACTTAATCAAGTCTGAATGGTTTGGATTCTATAAAGATATTCCAGAACTTCAGTGGCGTGCTGTCCTTGTCGATACTGCTCAAAAGACCAAAGAGCACAATGACTATTCCGTATTCCTGCTTGTAGGCATGGGCATAGATGGAAAGTTGTACTTGCTAGATCTCTTGCGCGGTAAATGGGAAGCACCAGAACTGAATCGTCAGGCTAAAGCCTTTCTGGATAAGCACAAAGAATACACCTGGCATACCAAACCTATCCGCTACATGAAAGTAGAAGATAAGGCATCTGGTACCCAATTAATCCAAACACTCGGCACTTACTCCGGTGTCGCTGTGATTCCAGTCCAGCGTAATACAGACAAGCTATCCCGTTTCATGGATGTGCAGGTCCATCTCGAAGCAAACTATAAGGATAAACCGGAAGATCGTTTTGTGATGGTACCTAAAGATGCACATTGGGTCGGTGAATTCTTTGAAGAGTGTGAAGCATTCAATGCGGCATTTACCCATGATCATGATGACCAAGTAGATACGCTGATTGATGCGATTGAAGATGCAGTAATTGCGATTAATTACAGCCCTCCGGCTGCATAAGGTTGAGTTATGTCTAAGAAAAGGAAAAAACCTGAGAATGCAAAACCTGAAGCTGGTGCACTGTATTCTCATGAGGCTGAACAGGCTTTAATCAGTTATCTGACCAAGATGCCAGACGGCGATGAAGTTTTACGAAAGGCGGGGGTAACTCGCCCACGCTTAAAAGTCATGATGTATGACGATGAGATTTATCAGGCCATTGAGAAACGGCAGGATAAACTTGAAAGTGCATCATGGCGTGTAGAGCCGATGGACCGACCGGAATCTAAAATCATTATGGAGCATTTACGTGAGTGGTGGTCTGAGATTCTACTGGGTGCACAGAATGCTCGTTGGTACGGATATTCTGTATTAGAGGCAATCTATACTAAGCCTGAGGAACCGAGCCTACATATTGATGGCAATACCATTACGCCGTTTATTGGTTTTAAGTGGATTGGTGAAAAGCCAATGCAATGGTATGAGCCTAAGAATGATGGTCGTCTGATGTTGCTGGCCAACTACAATACAACTCGGCAGGATCAGGAGGTTGATCAGCGCTTCAAACACTTTTTGACACGTTGTAAATCTACTTATGAGAATCCATTAGGGGAGGCTCTTTTAAGTCGACTGTACTGGGTCTGGTTCTTCAAAACGTCTGGCTTTAAGTTCTGGGCCAAGTTCGTTGAAAAGTTTGGCTTACCAATGCTGGTTGGTAAAACTGCCGGCAAGACGACAGATATGCGTGATGCACTACTTAGAGCGCATGCCAGTTCGGTAATTGCTTTAAGCGGTACAGATTCGGTAGAGATCCAGACAGCCAATACCAATGGCAACGCATCACAGACATTCGAAACTTTTGACAAGAACCTTGAGCGCCGTATTCAAAAGGTGATTCTGGGTCAGACTTTAACCAGTGGTACAGATGGTGCGGGCTCTCGTGCTTTGGGTGATGTGCATCTTGAAGTGCAAAACTCAAAGTATAAAGCTGACGTACGAATGATCATGCCAACGATACAAGCCATTATTAACGCGCTATGTGATATCAATGGCTGGGAACGCCACCGGGTCATCATTGGTGAAGAGAAATCACTGGAAGAGCCTAAAGCGGATCGTGATGTGAAGTTAAAGAATGCCGGTGCAGTCTTAACGCCACAATACTTTAAGCGTGAATATGGTTTGGAAGATGGTGATGTGATTGAACAGCCTCAAACTGCCTTCAATCAATTCACCGCTTTACCGCGTCAGGCATTCAACTTCAAGGCGACAGCAAACAAGCTCTCACCGGAACAGCAAGAAGTTGAAGAACTGACTGATGGCCAAGATGAATTGCAGCTACTGAAACCGGATCAGGTCAAGGAATTGATATTCAAGTCTGATAGTCCAGAAAGTCTGGCTTATAACTTGATGCAATTAATACCTGGTGCAACTCAGACACAGTTCACAGTTAATCTGGATCAGGCTTTGTATGCTGCAGATATGCTGGGGTATATGACAGCTCAAAACGGGAAGTAAGCTATGCAACCAGTCACATTCCTTGAAGCGCTTCAGTACGCTCACAGTAAAAAGATTGTACTGCCTGATGAATTCTACTCAATGGATCTAAAGACCCGGCAGTTGGCAACCACGGTTAGCTTCCTATCAAGTCTTGAGCAGATTGAAACAGTCATTAAGGCGGTGAATAAATCAATTGCTGACGGTGGTACCTTTAAGGATTTTCAGAAGCTGATTGAAGAATCTGAAATCATTCTGCCAAAGCATTACCTGGACAATGTATTCCGTACCAATATCCAGAACGCTTATGGTCATGGCCGGTGGCAACAACAGCAACGGAATAAGGCTAAACGACCTTACCTGATGTACTCGGCGATCAATGATAGTCGAGTGCGTCCAAGTCATTTGGCCTTGAATCGGATTGTATTGCCGATTGATCATCCATTCTGGCTGACACATTACCCGCCGTTGGGCTTTCGTTGTCGCTGTACTGTAGTTGCTCTGACTGAGAAGCAGGCATTGAAATACGGCATTACGCCAGATGATCAGTTGCCTGAGATAGCTGAAGCCTTAGATTGGAGTTCTCATCCATTGCAGTTTGGTGAGCTTGAGTCGCTGGTAGATAAAAAGATCAGCACTTCAAGTCTGGATAAAGAATATCTCCTCAAGCAGAAAGAGGTCATTAAGGCTGAATGGACGGCGAGTAAAAAGCTCACCAGTCTGTTTGCTCCAATGGATGATAAGACTCGGGAGCTATTCGACACAGTGGCCAATACCGTTATTCCTCTGGATCCAAGCATTCGACCAAGTGCGATTCGGACTTTCTTGGACTATGTACAAGGAAATGATACAGCACTGACCAGCTATTTAAACTCTGCCACAAGCTCTCTGGCCGATGATGTACTTAAGCGCTGGCTGAGTACTGACATGGCGGCTATTCAGGCTGTAGCAAGTAATACGGCTTCAACCGTGGTGGGTGCTTCGACACTTAATCAAGTAGCGGCTTATCAGGTAGGGCAAACAGTTCAATTGAATACGCCGTTGCTGATGGCTGATACAGCTTCAGATATCGTGATTAAGATTGAGAATGCTCAAGGGCTCGGTATTGACCTATACATGCTAAGTGCTGGCAACGGCGTTCTCATGCCGATGGGATTGTCATTTGAGGTTGTTTCGATTGAAGCGGTTGAAGGGCAGATGGTTTATACGATCAGACCACTAGTTAATTAATCTTTTAATTAACTAATCTGCTATAGGACAATGTTTAAGCTACATTTTTTATACAACGAATGGAATATTTAAATATTGGATTAGGGGCAAAGTAGACTTATAAAATCTGTACAGCTTAGTCACTTGGTTGGGATATGGTTTGTTTTGCAATTGAGATCGAAATACCTGCAGATAAGTGCCCTAAAATAAGAGGCCGAAAGCGTTTAATAAGAGAAGGAAAGGCAAGGGTTCTTTTGTCAAATAATACTTCTACAAGGAGAGCGCTTAAGGGATTTACAAGGTATGGGGTATCTAGCGGAAGGAATGCAATAGTCTTAACTCCATATGAGTTCAAAGATCGTGAGAACCAGATAACAAACTTTCTAAATAAGAGGTTTGATAGTGAATGGAAACTTAAGCTGATACCTATAAAGAATACTTGAACTATTTACCCACCTCGGTGGGATTATTTGTAGCTATTTTACGCCGTCCGAAAGGGCGGTTTTTTTATGGAGCATGAAAAATGCCAGATCCAAATGAAGAGCGGCTGAAGTATTTATTTAATGTCTCGGCAATTGAGGTGCCAAAAGCAGAAGAAGGGCAGAAACGGAAATTTAAAGGAACGGCTTATGCCGGTGGTCGTGTAGATGGGCACTGGTATTGGGGGCGCTCTGGCGTAGTCTTTGATCTTGATGGGATCGAGATTGATAAGCCGACAGCCTTACTAGAAGAACACTTTGGTTCAAGTCGAATTGGTGTTGTTCAAACAGTAGATACCAACGGAAAGATTGATGTATCAGGTGACTTTCTCACAAATGCAAAGGCACAGGAGATTGTTCAAGACTCCGATGATGGTTTCCCGTTCCAAATGTCGATGATGATTGATCCGGGATCGATTGAGGAAGTCTCACAAGGCAAAACTGTCACTGTGAATGGTCAATCATTTGAAGGCCCAATCACCATCTTCCGTCAAAACCGTATTCGTGAATTTACGATCTGCTCGACTGGTGCTGATCGCAACACATCAATCAAAGCCTTCTCGGGCAAAGCTAATCCAAACCCAACCAAAGAGGACACAGACGTGACCGAATTAGAAAAAGCACAACAGGCCAAAGAGCAGGCAGAGCGTGAACGTGATGATGCCCTAGCTGAACTTAAGCAATTCAGAGCACAAAAGCGTGCTGATGAAGTTGCAGCTTTAGAAACTGAGCTGAAAACACAATTCAGTGCTGAAGATAAAACAGCTTATACCAATATGGATGATTCAGTTTTTGCATTTACTGCAAAGCAACTTCGCCAATTCTCGGCAGGTAGTCAACAGTCTCCAGCTACACAACAGCCACAGCCTGCACCAAGTGTAAATCCGGCATTTGCTCACTTGTTCACTCATCAAGCCAATCCGGGGCAGGGTGGTCAGTCTAATCACACTGACACTCACAAATTTACTTCTGGTGCACAAGCATTCGCAGAACAAAACAAGGGGAAATAATTCATGAGCCAGGTTATTCCAAACATTACGGTTCAGTCTAAAAAACTGGTCCTAGACAATGAAAAATCACGTCGTGCCAATGCAAAGGTGCCAACCGCCACAGCATTTAAATACGGTGATCTATTAACGCTGTCAGATACCAATGTGCTGGCCCATGCCACTGATGAAAAAACTTGGGACGTCATTTGTGGTCAGGATGTGACAGCGGCCGAAGCAACGATCAAGGCTGCAGATGGAATTGAAATTCCTGTGTATTTCGGCGGTGTATTCAACGTTGAAGCAGTGTCACTAGATGGAACTTTGCTCACAACTGCTCAATACGATGCAGCACGCGCCAAAGCAACTAAAAACAAAATTGAACTTTCGAAGGTGTAAATAACATGCCACAGTCTTTTAATATTGAAGGTGCTCCACTTGAACTTCTTGATGTGGGTGAGCTTGCACTGATCCACTCGAATTACCGTCCAATCGACACATGGCTTTTAGATAAGCTTTTCCCAAATCGTCCCTTATTCACACGTGATGACGTACCTCTGGCTGAGCTTTCAGCTGAACATGATCTGGCGCCGTTGGTATCTCCGCAACAGCCTGGTAAACCATTTGATTCAACACAATCTGGTGAAGTACGCCATGTTAAACCGGCCTACTACAAGCCAAAAAATCAGGTAACACCGGCAGACACATTTGAGATTGCCTTGCTTGAGCGCTTGCGTACAGCTGGCATTATTTCTATTGGCAACCAGCGCCTGTCTGAGCAAGAGCAAATGATCATTGCTCAAATCTCAGTGATGAAGCGTAACCATGATGCAATTGATAACTCAGTCCTGATGATGGCAATTGATTTACTGAAAAATGGTAAATACGCGCTTCACTCAGATGATTATGAATACAACCTGGTGGATTACCGTCGTGATGCATCTTTGACATTTACGCCGTTAATCAAGTGGAATGAAGCGGGTGCCAAGCCGGTAACGGATATCCGCACCATGCTTGAACGTCAATTGGCTGCTGATGGTGGTGAAGCTAAGATGTCTGTTATGTCTGGCTTGGTTTGGGCGGCTCTTTGGAACAATGAAGAATTCAAAAAAGAATTCATCACACCGTATGCCGGTATTTCTGTTCCAGTGAATCCAAGCTTTGGTGTCAAAGAGTCAGCGACCTTCAAAGGTACTTTTGATGGAATCGAATTCTGGGTATATGACGCAACTTACCGCAACAAGGGTAAGGTGAATCGTTTTATTCCTAAAGATTACTTCTCACTAATCTCGGATACCAATGGTTCGGTTGCTCACTGTAAGATCAAAAATATGTTGGCCAACGGCGTTGCTCAGCAGTACTTTGACCGTCAGTGGTACTGTGAAGATCCAAGCGGCATCATGCTAATGACCGAATCTGCTCCACTGGTTGTGCCGTCTAACAAGAACGGTGTCGTTGGTGGTACTGGCTTTATCACTCTATAAGGAGCAAGACATGCCGAAGTACACAGCAAAACAATCCATCGGGCATTTTATGCCAGGTGATGAAATTAAAGGGCTTGAAGCTAAACAACTTCAGGCCCTTTTAGCATCTGGGGCTATTGAAGAATTCAAGGAGCCGGAAGAACCTAAGGTAGACAATACAGCTGCTCGCCTGGCTGAGCTTGAAAAGGCTAATGCCGAACTAACCGCAGCAAATAAAACCTTAATTGAAGCCAATCAGACAGCCACTGCCGACAAGGCTAAAGCTGATCAAGAGGTTGCTGATCTGAAGGCCAAGGTGGCTGAGCTTGAAAAGGCGAAACCAGCTGCTAAACCTAAAGCGGACTCTAAAGCATCTGACGAAACCAAATAGGTGATCTATGTACGCGACTGAAGCAGATTTGGTCGCACGATTTGGGGCTTCAATTGAGAACCTGAAATTGATGTATGAAGATGCAGCAAAAGGTACTCAAGCAATTAATGATGCTATTCAGGATGCAATGGAGGAGATTAATGGTCATATCGGTGGCCGTTATCCTTTGCCATTACCTAATGTGCCTAGCAATTTAAAGCGTATGGCGTGTGATATTGCACGCTACCGCCTTTATTTTGAACAGCCAAGCGAAGAGGTGCGAAAACGTTATGAAGACGCAATCGCATTCTTGAAACGTGTGGCTGATAACAAAGCGCATTTGCAAATCCAATTGCCTGAAACAAACCAGATCGTGGATGACCAACCCAAAGGACGACCTTCGACGGCGCCAGTCGGTACTTCTTATACCGGTGGCGTATTTGGAGATTCTATCCTGGATCAAATGCCAAGCATGAAATGAGGTGTTTATGGCTTTCGCAATAACCATTCAAGCTGACAGTTCACCTATCGAAGCAATCCTTGCTCGCTTAAACCAGTTCGATGCCGATAAGTCAAAGATGTTTAACGACATTGGCGATGCCATGCTTTATGCGACAAGAAAGCGATTTCAATATCAACATGATGTTGACGGTAATCCATGGAAGGTTTCATGGCGTGCTCGCTTGCAAGTCGGGGAGACAGGGCGTAATGATGGACATTTACTCAATGGTATGAGCTACAACGTTCTGAGCAATGGCGTAGAGTGGGGTGCTAATCAAACCTATGCGCATGTTTTTCATTATGGTGCTCATATCACCCCTAAGAACGGTCAATACATTACGTTTGCGGTGGCAGGGCAATATCGAAAAGTAAAAGAGGTGAACATTCCATCCCGTACTTTTCTTGGTATTAATTCTGAAGATGAGGCGAAAGTCTTAGACATTGTCGGGAGTTTTATAGATGACATTCTTCGCAGTACGTGACGAGATTGCAGAAAAACTGAAAGAGATTCCAGAATTTCTAAAGATCTATACGCCGTTGAATTCAGTCGGTGTGACAGAGATGTCGCAGGTCACGCCGTCAGCACACGTCAATTTTGTCCGTATAGACAAAAAAGCCAGTGCAGGTCGTGGAAGTGTTAATCAGATTGGTCAGCAATGGGCGGTCACGGTGGCATGTCGCAATGCTCAATCTCAAATGACCGATGGACGTGCTGTAAGTGATGAAGCGGGGCTTTTAGCTGAGAAGGTGATTCAGTTGCTTCCCGGCTGGCAACCACAAGCATCGCGTACGGCGCTGGAATTTATTTCAGTTCGAGATGGCTACAGTCCTGGCTTTGCATACATCACTATTATTTTTGAATCACAAAAATTCATTTAGGAGCCAGTCATGGCAAAACAATACAAGGCAACTCAGCCTGTCGGCCGCTTTCAAAAAGGCGATGTAGTCGGCGGGCTGGATGATGCGCAAATTAAAAAATTAGTGGCAGATGGTGTGATTCAGGAAGTACCTGAACCTAAAGCTGCTCCAGCCAAGAAAACCACAGGGGATGAAAAGTAATGACTAAAGAATATATTTCGCTGCAAGGTAAGTTTTACCTGTCAGAACTTGTGAATGGTGTTGCTGGTGCAATGCGTCACCTGGGTAACGTGCCAGACTTTGAATTGGAAATAGGTGCTGATATCGTTGAACATAAAGAATCAACATCTGGTCAGCGTACTACTGACTTCACCATGATCAACGCAACATCAGTGAATTTCACGGGAACGCTGGAGGAAACTGATCCAGAAAACCTTCAATACATCCTGTCTGGTATGAATCACGCCGTAGCGACCACTACAGCGACAGATGTATCACTGGGTACTGTGGTGGCTGGTAAAGAAATCAAACTGGACGGTTATAACCTGAAAACGGTTTCATTCAAGGATTCAACCACTGGCACAGCTAAGACTGTTGATCCAGAGAATTACACACTGGATGCTGTATTTGGTACTGTGGTTTTCCATGATGTATCAGATCTGACTATGCCGATCTTAGCCACTTACACCACTGGAGCAGTGACTAACACCACTCTGGCATCCGACTTTGAAAAAGAGTATGAGCTTTTCTTCAAGGGCATCAATACCGCGAATGGTAAGCATATGGCTGTACGTTTATGGCGAACCAAGAAGTCACCAGAAACCACTTTCCCGCTGATTCATGAAGAACTTGGTCAGTATGAAATCTCTGGTCAGGCTTTATCCGATGTAACGAAGCAAGCAGATCCGGCATTAGGCTTATATGGCCATGTTGTGACGATTCCGGCGGCAGCCTAACTCCATACAGGCACAAAGAAATCCACGGCGCATTAGCGTCTTTTTTTGTGCCTGTTTAAATATAGAAATTGACTATTTATAAAAATTATTTTTCAATAATTATTTTATTAATTTTTAAGGATATTTATCCTTATTTAATATCATAATTTATATTTTATATATATGATCGGCGTGTTGGATATTTCGAGAAATTAGCATGCCTACTAAAGTAGAAGCTTTTTTGATTGCATTATTGATTTTTGCTGCGATTGTGGTTGTTTACATAATTGGACAAAGCTGTAATTGGACTCTCAAATAACTTACACACAAGCCTTTAAAGCAAACTTCCATAGGGAGGTTTGCTTTAGCTTTAGGTTAAAAACTTTTTAAAGTAAGTTATAAAAACTCTTCTAAACAATAAAAAAGCAGAAACAATTATGAAAAAATTGATATTGCTGATCCTGGTAACTTGCTTTTCAACAATAGTTTTTGCGCATGATGGAAGAACTGATAAGAATAGTTGTCACAATGAAACTAAAGCCGGTACCAGACACTGTCGTTAACAGAAAACACCTTTAAGGTGGGTTTTTAATACTTCATCATTTTGTAATATTTTGTTAGTTTAATTAGCGCTCAATAGGGCTATAAAAGATATTCAGTTCACGTTAGGAATAAAACTGCTATGACTAAAATAGAAATATTTGTCTCCATCCTAGCCGTAATAATTATTTCTACTTTTATTTATCTTGTATGTCAGTAAGTTAGTAAGCTAAGAACCGCCTTTAGGGCGGTTTTTTGATAAGTGGAAGTTTCACCTGGCTAGATAGGATCAATTTTAAAAAGACTTAAAATAGTAAAACATAACTTTACAAATCCACTTTTCCTAGGCTTTAGATAAGATTGAAAATTAATGTAAAGTGCTGCCCTTAATACATGGGGGATATTATGAAAAATTTAAGCTTATTCTTTTTTATTGTGATTTTAGCTGGGTGTGGACACAAGGAATCTAATGGTCAGCAGCTTGATCTAGAAACAATCAAAAAGGAACAGCTTGAATTTGCAAAAGAAGCTACAAAAGAATTCATTCCCAATCCTGATTCAGCTAAGTTCCGCAATCAAATAGGAGAGTGTGGAGAGGTAAGCTATAAAGAAGCAAACGGTAAAGATATTGGTTTCCAACGTTTCATTGTGCTTCAGAAAGATATAGTGCTTGTAGAAAATCAGACGGATCAAAAGCAATTTGAGTTGTCATGGAAGAATGCTTGTACGCCAAGGTGGAAGTAATTAAAAAGCCCTTTAATTAAGGGCTTTCTTTTATTCACCAGATGATTCAGATTTTTGATCTTTTTCATTTCCATATTCTAAAGCAACCTGTTGCGCTTCAGCTGCGGCAGTTGTTTCTATTGGAATCGAGTCAGCTGCGATAGCTACGGTACCAGTAAATCCCATTAAAGCTAAGATTAGAATTTTCGAATACTTTTTCATTGGAATTTCCTCTACGTTTCTAAGACTTAATTTCAGTGTAGAAAATGATTTAAATCGTGGATGTAGCGGCTATGTCGGGATATGTAAGATATTCAAGGCTAGAGTTAGAAGGATCTAGTTTTGCGTAAGAATGCTTTTCTGATGAAATTATTTTGTAGATTTGATTAACGAAATGTTAGTAATTTTCACAACATAGACGAGTACTAGACTAAATCTTTAATAGAAAGCACCTTCGAGTGCTTTTTTAATGTCTAAAATTTTCTCGAGGCCCTATCATGAATGATTTTTTCCTAGCAACGAATCGCAGCATCAAAATCAATGATATTGAAATTCGTCAGATCCAGATGAAAGACTTTGACACCTGGACAATGCATGCTGAAGTTTTGAAAAACTTCATAAAAGACCAAAATCATTCAGATGAAATTTTGACAGGGTTATTCAAAGCTCATGGTATGCAAGTCATTTCAACCATGGCATGCGTCACTGATCTGGACCATGAGTTACTGGTAGAACTGGCTGCTGATGAGAAGAGTTTTAAGGAGTTGCTAAAAGCGGTACTTCTGATCAACCAGGCTTACTTCAAATACGAAAAACCAAAACGTGGTATTAAAAAGAAAGATGACTCCACCTGGTTTGATTCATTCCAGTTTCTGGTATCAATGGGCCATCAGCATAGTGAAATCATGCAGATGACCTACGGCGCATTCCAGGGCTATGTCAAAGCGGCAAACAAGCTGTACAAGCAGGGAATCTTCAATAACGCTGTTGCCGGACGTGTGGCTCAATCAGATAAAAAAGGCTTTGAGTCATTTAAGAAAGAGATGGTTTCTGATTGATCACGCATTACCCTAAAGTTATGATGTGAAAATAATAATTTAGGGGTGAAATGTGAAATATTTATTATTAGCTTTGTGTTTAGTGTCGGGGTTTACTTTTGCTGAGAGAACAACTACCAGTATTCGTACTTCATCTGGTGACCTGGTAAAAATTGGTGATAGTCATCAATCTCTAAAAGACAAATTAGAAGTTAGAGGCCCAAAACACTATGTGCTTGATGATGGCAAGCTATATTGTGCAGCTACTGAGTATGTAAAAGAAGTGGATTTGCAGGAATACACCATCATTTTATGTCGCGACAGAATTGTAAAAATCTTATGGCGTAATTTGTAATGAAGAATAAATTAATTGCAGTAATTTTATGGTTTTTTGGCTTAGTTTTTATTCTCAGAGGAATAACATTAATTGGGGAAAGCTTTTTAGGCAGTTTATTTATGATATTGGCTGGTATTTTGATGTTGCCTCCAATTCAAAAAAAGATAACAGAAATAAGCCCGTCTATTAAAGGCGTCTGGTTGGGTGTGGGAATATTTTTCTTACTAAGCTTTTCAGGCATGTTCCTTCAAGCTTCAGAAAAAAAAGCTTTAAAGAATGGAACAGCAAGCCCTGAGTTGTTGGCACGAGAGGCTGACCGAAAAGCGCGTAATGAAGAACAGCAGAAGGCTGAGGCTGAGCGTGAGGCCACTAAATTAGCTGAAAAAGAACGACGTGATCGGGAGAGAGAGGCACGTGATCGAGCTATTGCTATTGAGGTTGATGCAGAAATTGCATTAAAGAATTTCTTAAAAGATCCTGAAAGTGCGCAAATACGTAATCAGAGCGGTATGTGCGGCGAAGTAAATAGCAAAAACAGTTTTGGAGGTTACACTGGATTCAAACGATTTATAGCGAGTCCCGCGATAGTTGCTATCGATGGAGAGAATATAGAATCTAGCGAGTTTCAAACTGTATGGGAAAAGTTTTGTACATAATGCTTCATGCCTAACTTAGATAACCCTGCCATTGAGCAGGGTTTTTTATTGTCCAAATTTTAGAGGTATTCATGTCTGGTAAAAATTTAACTTTTAAACTAATTCTAGATGGAGACTCCAGAGGATTGGTGCAGAATACTAAAAGTGCAGAGAAAGCTTTTAGTGATTTACAGCAGGCAATTAAACAAGGAACAGCAAGCTTTGAAGGGGAAGCCAAAAAGACATCGGATGCTGTTTCTAAAATTGTGCCGAAAGAATCCTTAGAATTGGCTGATAAGCTAAAGACTACGCTAAACGGAGCAACAGAGGCTATCAAAGGTGCAGGGGATGGTGCCAAAGAAACAGCTGATAATTTCAAGGACTTTGGCAGCAAGGCTGAGAAAGCACTTGAGCAACTAAAAGTTGATCTGGTTGGAGCAAAGCAAGCACTTCAAGATTTCTCAAAAACCAATGCCTCGCCACATGACATTGAGGCAGCTAAGCAGAAAGTAGACCAGCTAGAACGAGAAGTAGAACAGGCTGAGACTGCATTCCATGAATTTGATAGCGCCGTAAATAAAGCCAATACAGAGCTAAAGGAAACCAGTAGTGTAGCTGATAAGGCCAAACAGGGATTTAGTGCAGCTAGGGCAGCAGTAGGGACACTGGCAGCAGGTTTAGCAGGCTTAGGGCTTGGTCTTACAGTTAAAGAGCTATTACAGACTGCAGATGCCACACAACAGATGGGTGAGCGTATTAAGAACGCCACCAGTAGCACAGAAGAATACACTATGGTTCAAGCCAGACTTTTAGATCTGGCAAATAAGACATTCCGGCCGCTTGAAGAGGCTCAGGAGGTGTACCTAGCTACAGCCGGAACCATGAAATCACTAGGCTACTCCACGGAGCAGATCTTAGCAGTTACAGAAAGCTTATCACTATCCTTTACCCACAACGCCACCAGAGCTGATCAAGCACAGTCAGCACAGGATGCCTTAGCAAAATCCATGGCTAAGGGTTCGGTAGATGCAGATGGATGGATGTCGATCATTACTGGTGCAGATAATGTCGTAAAAGACATGGCAGAAAGTACCGGGCGTACTGAAGAGGAAATTCGTCAACTAGGGGCAAGTGGTAAAATTTCCATTAAAGAGCTAACCACGGCGCTTATTGAGTCTAGAGATCGTAATGAAGAGCTAGCCAGCTCAATGGCTAACTCTACAGCCGATGCAGCTGTAGCACTTAAAAACAACCTGACAGACGTTATTGCCAAGCTAAATGAAAAGCATCAGATATCATCTAGGTTGTCAGAGGCCATGCTTACACTAGGTGGTGATATGAGCTGGCTTACCACCCTATTTGAGGATGCTATTGGCGCCATAGAGACTGTTACTGAGCGATATTCAGGGTTGGATGCAGAAACAGAAGCACTAAAAGGTGCTTTAAGCTCAATGTACGAATTGTTTAAAGAGCTTGTATCTGGTGCATGGGAATTAGGAAAAACCATAGATGACGTATTAGGGACAGCTTTCACAACCTTTACATCCTTGCTCGGCTCATTTGTTGGTGATGCCGCATCTGCCGGAGAGCAAGTAAGTTTCTTAACAAGGGTCTTGCAAGGACTATCACTTGTTTTTGGCATGGTTGAAGATGGCATATCTGGTATCAAGATTGGCTTAAATCTCATTACAGGCGCGTTCTATACTTTGGCCTCAGCAGCCAATAGCGTTATGACGGCAATCACATGGGGCGATGTGAGCAAGCAATTTGCCGCTAATGCTGATTTAATGAAGGATAAGGCCGAGCAGTACTATACTGAAGCAGACAAGCAGGCCATGGAGTTTAAATCCAAGTATGTTGAACGCCTGGAGGAAATGTCGAAGACTGAGCAGCAGAAAAATCAGGAAAAGGCTGATAGTGCTAAAGCCACTCTGGAAAAGATCGATGCAGACGAAACAGCTAGTGCACACAATCGGATTAAGGCAGCACAGGATTATGCCAATGCAGCCATAGCAGCTAATGAAGGCGTGCTATCAGAACAGCTCAAGTCTGAACTAGCGGCTAAGGGCTACGCCGTAGCAATGGATGAGGCTGGGAAGGTTACAGTCACGGCTATGGATGCTGCAGGGCAGAAACTGACAGAGGTACAGCAGAAAACTGAAGCCATTAAAGTGGCTACAGAAAACCTCAGAATAGCGGATGAAGAGTATCTGGCCTATCAGAAGCAAGCCGCTATTGAGCGCGCAGCTCTAGAGAAGCAGATGCAACAAGCCAAGGCTTCTGGTGATCTGAATGAGCTTAAACAGATTCAAGACAAAATCAACCAGATCAATACCAAGGAGCAAGAGCTACAAGCTAATCGAAATCAAAGACAGACAGAGTTATTGGCACTTAACCAAAAAACGGCTGACGGCTCTGCTGCGGCGTACATAAGAGCTTCTGAGTTAGCCCAAAAGTTCGGGGTAGACCTGGATAGGTCACTTAACAAGGTGTCTGAGCAGTTTGTTAAGTCCGGAGATGATATAGACAAGCTAGGTAGTGAGCTAAAAAAGCTTGGGATCGAGGGCAAGCAAGCTGGTAATGTTACCTATGAAGCCTGGTTGACGTGGCTACAAACGGCCAAAAGCCAAGCTGAAATTGATATGGCCAAAGCCAAGCTTCAGGAGTTCGGTACTCAAGGACAAATTTCAACATCTCAGGTTGAGCAGGGCTTAATTGCTATCAAAATGCAGGCTCAAGGATTACCAGATGATATTGATCCGGTTACTGAAGCATTTAAGCGATTAGGCATCCAAACCAAAGAGCAATTAAAGCTGTCCGCCCAGCAAGCTTTGATGGACTACATCACAATTCGGGATAGCGGTAAGGCTACTGCTGAAGGTGTTCAAAAAGCCTATGAAAAAGCTGCTCAGTCTGCGGCAGCTTCAGGGGATGCTGGAAGAATTGCTGCAGTAAATGCAATGAATGCCGGGCGTAATCTTGAAGTGCAGATTGATGATACTGGCAAAGCAGTTGTCAAAACCATGGATGATTGGACCAAATCCAATGACCGTGTTAAGAATTCCGCACGCGGGATTGGTGATGGTTATCGTCATGCAGGTCAGATCGCACGTGAAGAAGCTAAATCTTCCACCGAAGCTTGGGCTGATGCAGTTTCTAAAGCTAAAAGTGATTTCAATAAGGAAATGAAGCGTCAAGGCGAAGCATTGAGTAAAGGAATCTACGAATACGATTCTTACACCAAGTTTGATGTGATTTCACAGCTGAAAAGCAAAGGCTATGACGATAAAGAGGCTGAGAAATTGGCTTCTACCATCTGGTCCAAGGCTATGGCCGCTGATCGTGATGCTAAAGCTGAAGGTCTTGGAAAGGAAAGCAGCGTGGCAATGAAAGCATTGATCAATGCTGAATTTGATCGAGCTGCAGCCAATGGAATAACCACTCAGCATGGTACCAATAAGATTAATGAATTGCTCCGCAGTATCAATGTCGCTTCAACTGGTTCCAGTAGTTTGAGTGACTATGCGCCGTCAATTCCTTCCGTACCATCAACTAAAGATTATGGTAAGGGTGGTGATAGTGTGAATTACAACATCCAATTCGGAGGTCAAACCCTATCCCTTACAGGTGATGCAAGCCAAAAGGATGTAATGACCAATCTGGTAAATCAATTAAAAGGTATAGCGAAATCAACATGAAACTTATTCGCTTAGCAACATCAGAAACCGTCCCATTAGAGGACGGTTTTTTATGGTCTGATGAATTCTCCTGGAAGCCCATCGAACAAACTCAGGCTTATGCAATGGATGGCACTTTGCATATTCAGGAAGGCAAAAAGAAATCTGGCCGACCAATTACTTTACAACCAGCAGATCAGGAGATGGGCTGGATCAAACTACGTGAACTGCGGACTGTTCTGGAATGGTCAAAACTGCAGGAAGAGAATTTCAAACTGCAGTTTGAGCAGCCTCATGACAACCGGCAATTCATAGTCAAATTTAACCACCAGGATGGGGCTTTAGAGGCTGCACCGGTAAAAGGAATTCCAGCTGTATCACTGGATGATTATTACAACGTGACCTTACGCTTTACGGAGTTAGACGATGGCGATTGAAACTAAGGATTTAGTAATTTACAAGTCTGAACGCTTGACTGATAACTCGGATGGCGGTGGTAAATATTCTGGTGTCGTGGTGCAGGATGGGATCAGTAATAACCTGTTCAATGATGTATCGGAGATGGATCGGACCATGGGTGATGTGTCCATGCGTAAAATCTTTCCAGCAGTGACCACTGAAGATACTGATCTACTGATGGGTGCAACAGTTTTTGTATCTGAGTTACCAGAAGATCCAAACGTGTCAGCATTGCTTTTCAGTACCAAGAACTGGACCGATGAACGCCAGTCTGCCCAGAACCGTGTAGAAAACTATTTAGCAAAGGGTGGTCAGATTGCTGGCACACCACTGGATACACATTGGCAGGGCATGTCATCACTTCAGGTTGCCATGTTTCCACAAGAAACTGAGTCTTCAGTAGGTGATACGATTGTCCTGATCAGTGATGAAGGTGAGGCTTTAGAGCGTGAGCAGTATGTACGCATTACCAAAGTTGAAACTCGAACCGCAGTCATGGTGATTGATGGTAAAAGTGTTGAATATAAGATTGCTACTTATTCACTTAATGATGCGCTTGAAGTCGATTTTGTAGGACTGTCTGCTCGTCAGTGGTACAACGGTGAGAAATCTAAAACCATCATCCGGGATACGATTGTTGCTGATACTGGCCTGTATTACTCATCTACAGCGCTGGCATCCGGTGCAAATGTGGGTGAATTCATCGTAAATGCCAAAAGTATCTTTGCTCAACTTATTCCATCTGCTCAGACTGAAACCCCGATTATTGATGTGAATGCTGCAGGTGAAAGTGTGGTGTTGGTTGCAGGTAACGAAGGTACCATTACAGCCAATTACCCGAATATGGTAATTGGTGTCAGTCAGAACCTGTATATCGGATCAGCAGTGATTCCGTCGAGTATGTCTTTCACCTTGCAGGGTCAGCAGATTACCGACCAAGGCGGATTGCTTAAAAACACTCAAGGCACTCAGGTTGGCACGATTGATTACCAGCGCGGATTGATTCAATGGACATCATCAGCTCCAGCCGGAACCGTGAGTCTGAATATTACATTCAAACCAGCAGCTGCACCGAATCAGTATTACCAGAGCCATGCCATTCCAGTGACTCAGAATAACCAGGGCACCAACTGGACGGGAGTTTTAATTCCGATTCCTGCACCAGGGGCTTTGTCGATTTCATACATGAGTCAGGGCAAGTTTTACACCTTGCAAGATGATGGATCAGGCCAGCTTAAGGCTGCAAGCCCTTCTTTTGGTTCGGGCATGATTAATTATGAAACTGGATCTTGGTTATTAACGACTGGTGCATTGCCTGATGTAGATACGCCGATTCTGTTGAACTGGGGTACGCCAATTGTCACTTTTGTACGAAGCGGCTTGGTGGTTGATCCTGCTGGGGTGGACTTCACGCTTTTTCATAACGGGATTGCAACAGCCACTGTGACCTGGTTGCTTGAGGGTGAAATAAAAACAGCAACATTGAATAGTGCTGGAAAATTCACAGGTGACGCAACAGGCTACTTAAGACGCAATAATGGTAAAGGTCGAATTATTCCACTCAAGCTACCACAACAAGGCACTGTATTTACGATCACATATACTTATGGCGCTCCAAAGACACAGACTGTCAATAGTGGAGCACCAGACACAAACCAAAAGCTCAGCTTTGTTATTGGTACAGGGGCAGCGATTGAGCCAAGCAGTGTGTCTTTAAGTATTCCAGTCAGCCGTGAGGTGGGTGTACCAACAGGGGGTGATGTTACGCTGCATGATGAGCCAATAGATGGCACCACAGGGAAATTGGTTGATCAGTTTGGTGTGCAGATGGGTTTGATCACATATGCAACAGGTGCATGTGAAGTCACGCCAGTCCTGCAGCTAACAGAATATAGAGCGAACTACACACCATTTAATATATATGTAGGAAGTTAGCTATGAGTTTTTATGCACCGCAAGTATCAGGCTACAGTGCAGTCACTCGAACATTAAAAGCATTTGATGCGGCCAATGTTAGTGTTAGCTATCGAGATACTGCAAGCAGTGGTAGCGACAGCAAAACAATCACTGCGAACAATTTAAGTTTTGACCTAACCACTGGTTTTGACGAGCAGATTTTGACGGGTTCGGCACGGTTTAAAATTGGCAATGATACTTTCTTGGATCGATCTGGACTGCTTTATCGCAATGTTGATCCGTCGAATAATAGCGGGATTCAATCCGGCTCTATTCAGTATGGTAATGGTGTTGTTGAGGTTACATCATGGACGCCTGGTGCAGACAACACGCTCAGTCTGCAATCATTAACCACAACTACTGATTTACCACCAGTCAATAAAATCAGCTTTAGAACGCCGATCATGCCGATTCGACCGCAATCATTAACCGTGATTGTGGGGACGCTCGACCATGGGCAACTAACATTGACTGCTGATGAAAATGGTGTGATTGAAACTGACCATGCGCACGGTCAAGTGAATTGGGAAAATGGCTTTGTCTCGATTTACTTCTACAAAAAGACCAAAAAGACAGACAATCTCTGGATATTGGATGAACCCTGGTATGATCCACTGCTTGAATATACTGACACTGGCAATACGGTATGGATCAATGCTCCGGTCTGGGTTGATGCTTCATCTGTACGTTATAACGCTGTGGCTTATACCTATATTCCACTGGATTCTGAAATTTTAGGCCTATCAGCAACTCGTTTGCCGATTGATGGCCGGGTGCCGATCTTCCGTGTTGGTGGTACTGGTATTGTCAGCTCAAGCAAGGCGCAAGAGCTACCGAGTGCGATTGCTGGCACCACGTACGATCTGAATGATCAGCGGATTTCGTGGGCAGAAATGGAAGACGCTAATGGAATGAAGGTAGCCTTTGATTTGTACACGGTTGATTATGACTATGGTCGTGTGACGCTTGGTGGTGACTTTGTGATGGGTAATCTGGTTGCGCCACTAACAGTTAAATATCGCTATCAAGACATGGGTTTGATTCGTGATGTGCAGATCAACGGTCAGCTGACATTCACCAAGCCTTTAACTCATAACTATGATGCAGTGGATACCATTGTGGGTTCTGCATTGCCTATTGGTGACATGCAGGCGCGTTACACACGTAAGTTTGTGCAAGGCTCGTGGAGTAATGCCTGGACAGATGAGCCAAGCTCAAGCATTTTGGCGAATTACAACGACTCACTTTATCCACTCCAAGTGACAAATCAAGGTGCCATTCAAGAGCGATGGGCATTAATCTTTACCGATGCACAATCATTCCGCTGTGTTGGTGAATACTCTGGTCAGATCGGTACAGGTACCACCAATGCAGACTATGCACCAATTAACCCGGTCACCGGTGTGCCGTACTTCATCATCAAAAAGGAAGGTTGGGGAGCAGGCTGGGCCAATGGCAACGTCTTACGCTTCAATACAGTGGCTGCAAACTTCCCAGTCTGGGTGATTCGGACAGTGAAGCAATCAGAGCCAGCAGTATTGTCAGACCAGTTTCAGATCATGTTGCGCGGCGACATTGACCGCATTGTTTAAAATTTAAATTGAATATGACCGCTATATGCGGTCTTTTTTATGGATCAAATAAAATGGCAACAGATGTAGATGTTCAATATTTCAACCACCTGAATGGCTTAACGCTGGATAATAACTGGGGTGATTTGATTCGCTTACTTGATAAAGCCTTGGTAACTGGTCTCGATTTTACTCAGATTACAGCCGCCTCAATTGATGCTCAAGGTGATGTACATATCACACTATATGCAGCACATAATGCAATGTTGTTTCAGGTGGTAGAGCTATCAGTTTTTGCGCCCGCCTCATTAAATCAAAAATATCGCATTAAAGGTGTGCCAAGCACAACCGAGCTGATCTTAAAACCACATACTGCAATTAGCGAAACAAGTGTCACAACGGTTGGGGTGGGAAAGTTGGCATCATTGGGTTATGAGATTATTTTTCGTGATCCTAATGATGTAAAACGTGTTTACCGAGCTAAAAATCCAACCGCACAGCATCCTTATATTCGTGTTGATGAAACCATTTCTGATGGTGTGAATAGCTACGATTCAACATATGCTAAATATGCAATGGTCGGCTTGCTTGAGCATATGGACCACATTGATGATTACCAAAATCCTGACGTACTGCAATTGCCATTTGACCCATCTAATCCTGCAAAAAATTGGAAAATTACAGGTACAGGCTCCAGCGTGGTAAGAGGGTGGAGTCGTTGGTATTGGGCGAAATCGGGTTCAAATATTTTCGATGGAACTTCTGACGCCAATCCTCCCGATGCATCAAATCGTGGTTTTACTTTGTGTGGTGATCATGATGCTTTCTATTTTGTAAGTAGTCCAGGTACAGCTTCGGATCACAAAACAATCAAGGGGTGTGGACTAATTACTAGTGCATTAGACGGATCAATGATTCCTGATTGGTTTTTAATGTCGACCTTAATGTCAAATCCAGCATCTCAGGGTTATCAGCAAAACCGAATGGTTGGCGCCACACCCCTCACAGACATAGGGCAGACGTATGAGTCTTACATTTTTCATGTACCCAAAAGAGACATTATAAATAGGCTTATAGAACAAACTAAAGCAACCCCTATTATTCCTGACAATAGAACAGGTAACTCAGCCTTATATGATGCAACAACCATTTCCGCACTGGAAATTCCTTTTTCTGATCAGCAGAAATATTTAAGGGGAAGCCTGAAACATCTCATGTATTCAGGTATAAATCTATCGGCTATAACGACTACTTCGCCCGCTATAGCCGATAATTCGCTATATATTCACGATACTCTAGCAATCATTGATAGTAATTCAGTTTATCGGGGCGGAATTACTTTCTATCTAGGAGATCTGGAATGAAACCTTGTTCCCGAAAAGCAAAGCCATCTTCTGTATTTTTGCAAAATATCAGTGTTGGTCCAATAGTTGCAAAAATTAAAGGGTCTGTAAAAAAAATTGGTAATCAATACAAAGACGCAATTGTGGTTTTATATAACAAAGCCAACTTACAGCCGATTGCAATACGCAAGCCTGATCAAAATGGCAATTATCAGTTTTTTGGGCTAAATACAGATTTGAAAACATTCATTGTAGCTTTTGATAAAAAGCAGCAATTTAACGCAGTCATTCAGGATAATGTGGTGCCAAAATGAGTAAAACATCAGTCTATGCTCGGCTTGCCATGATTCAAGCCTTTTCAGAATTTATGGATAACGGTAGCCAAAGTGCTACCGTTATTTTTTATGAAGGTGTGCAGCCTGCAAATACAGCAGTTGCAGCAGATACAAACAATGCATTGGTCACTTTGGTATTTCCTGAACCATGCATTAAAGAAGCCACACCAACTTATGTTGAATTTCATCCGACTGACACAGGCTCGGTTATTAAGACTGGCACAGCCACGTGGGCGCGGATTTATAATGGTGCTGGTGAGGTGGCCGCGGATTTAACAGTGGGTACAGATATTGCGTTGGCTAATACCAATCTAGCCCTTGGCGGAACGCTATCTACCACCTCAATAAAACTCAGACCTTAGATTAAAAGGGTGCTCATGTGGATTTTAAAAATAAGCTCGGCACCGTTGATGCTCACAACCTAAACTTAAACTTTAAGCCTGATAATACTGACAGTCATAACATCATTCTGAATTTTGAGCATCTGGCCGATGGCTCGACCAATCTCAATTTTGGGGATGATGTATCTGCAGATATTGATACTGTTTTAGAGACTGATTTTAGTTTTGAAGTCACTGCAATTTATGCCGACAGTGGTGTAAATACTGCAGTCATAGACACGGTGCTTGATACTGAGTTTAGCTTTGAAGTTGTTACAGTCTTTAAAGACAATATTGATGTCACTGGGCAGATTGATACCGTCCTAGACACCAGTTTTAGCTTTGAGATTGTTGCGGAATTCGCTGAAAACCTATGCACGATTGATATGGTTTTGGATACAGGCTTCTCATTTGAAGTTAAAGCACTATTCGATATTAATCATCTTGTCGGGGTGTCTTATGGTTTTGATATGCGCTATCAGAAAGCGATAGCAGCCTTGAGCACCACAGAAATCCCATGGGCCAAGCCAATATTAAGAGTCTCGAATGAGGCTCTTTTTTATGAGCAAGGTTTGGTGATTTCTAATCAGAAAAACATTCAGTATGAGCAGGCTGGATCATTAAATCGTGCAGTCAGGTCGCTACATGAGCAAGCAACCGGTTTAAGTTCTGATGCTTATATTGTTTGGGAGGAAGGCGATAAACGCTTTATTCATCAGCGCTATCTGCATGAAGAAACGATCAAACTGCGCCATAACCGGGAAACGGTCTGGCAGGAAATGATTCGTCGGCGTAAGACCTTCACTTATTCACATGAAGTGGCTCAAGTATTTGAGCATCGCTTTTCTTTTGAATGGGATAAAAGCCTGGAGATTATCACTAGATCAGATTTGCCCTGGGAGAAAGCCAAAGCGATTCATTATCGCAAACATCCGGTTTTACCTTGGCCAAAGCCTGAATTACCCAAATATGAAGGCACTGGCGATCTAAATTTTGTCTGCTTATGTCATGACGTTGATTCACACAATGTTGTTTTAAATTTTGGTGCAGATGACTGCATTCCTGCACTGCCGAACAGAAACTGGTGGTATATCGTGAATACATTAACAGCCGAGCGACTAGATACCGGCGAGAAAATCAAGGTGATTGATGGTAGTTACAGTACTAGTCGGTCTCAATGGTGCTGGACCTACTCAATTACCGTTGCACATACTGAAAAAGAGAAGTTGCAACCTATCAATGACCAGCCAGTGATTCTTAAAGTCACGATCAATGGTTTTGAGCATCATATTTTACTCGAGGACCCGGAGGAAACCCGGCGCTTTGCCAGTGTCCTGTACACTTACCCGGGGAGAAGTATCACAGCCTTAAACTCGGATAAATACGCAGCTTCACGCTCATTCATCCAGGACAATGAGAGAACTTCTGTACAACTGGTGCAGGCTGAAATTGACCGGGCGAATAGTGGTACAACCTTGGACTGGAAGCTGATTGATGAATTGGGCTGGATCGTGCCTATTGAAAGCCTGAGTTATGCAGAACTTGCACCCATTGATGCAATAAAGCAGGTGGTTGATGCAGGTGGTGGCTTTATTTATAGCCAGAAAGCAGGCAATACACTAACTATCTTACCCCGGTACCAGAAAGGCTACTGGGATACGATGACTGTGGATGACTACGATATTTTATTATCTGAAAGCTTGGTGATGCAGCAGAATATTAAGCAGAACGATGAATACATTGCTGACTTTAATGCCATCACCGTAGTGAATAGTCGAAGTGGTGAAAGTCTGAAAGTACAGCAGCGTGGTACCTCGGGTGATGTGCCTCTAGAAACAGTCACAGGTCCATTGTTTAACCTGGTGTCTGGTGCCAGTTACGGCAAAAATGAGTTGGTGAAAGCCAATATTCAGGAGTTACATACTTTCTCAGATATTCCGGTCAGTCAGGAAATTGGCGAGATGCTACCTGGTAAATCGATTGCTTTTAATGGCCAGTGGTGGGGTGTAATTGATGGAGTGAGTGGCAGCTTTTCGCATGAAAAGGTCAATGAAACTATTACTGTGGAGCGTATCAGCCGTGAGTAATCCTTTATTTGAATTGCGTAAGCTCTTTAACCCCACCCATCCTGAATACATTGGCACCATCACCTCAGTGAAGCATCCAGAGTATCGGGTGCAGATCGATGGTGGATCTGGTCCAGTGCTTTGCACTTCTGGAACCACATATAATTTAGGTGCCAGAGTATTCATCTCAAACCAGGTGATCCTAAGGCCGGCACCCACTGGCCAGCACTCAGAAATAGAAGTCTAAACTTAACCAAACAATCGCACCTTTTTAGGTGCTTTTTTATTACCTAAAATTTAGGGGGCGCAATGTCCAACGATTATTCAACTGATCCGCCACCAATAACACCAAGTCAACTTTACGCAATTTCAGACAACATCAATCAGTTGCGGCAAAGCATGGAAAAATTGGCTGATGTGCCTCAAAAGATCGACCGAATGAGCATGCAGTTTGATCAACTTCAGGAAAAGCAAAAACACCTGGATAACAACCTGCAACAGGCAAAAGGGGATTTTGAAGCAGATCTAGACCGAACAAAATCAAGTATTCGAGCTGATATAAAGCAGCTGCGAATGGATGCTGAGGTAAGGTACAAAGAAGTCGATATGCAGATCCGGGTGCTGCATGAAAGTAAAACCAAGATTGATAGCGTTACCAATCTGGTTCGCTGGGGCGGCATTGCCATCATCGGTGTATTTGCAGCTGCCTGGAATAATCAAACTGCTAAAACTGACACCGTGAATGCGCAAGCAATGGCGAATAGTCAAAAAATCCAAGTCCTTGAAAAACAATCTGATCAACTTTTAAGAACAGTTGAAGAAATCCGCAACAAACTTTATGAAAGAAACTATGTGAGAGGAAATGATGAAATTAATTAATGACAGTGTTTGGAAGTTTGACTCAGTAAAATACGGCGCCTATATGGCGCTTTTTTTATCCTGCGTACATTTAGTTTTGCAGGAAGTGTATAACGCCAATGTCTTGCCTGAACCGTATCAAACGATTGCTTCATTGGGCTTGATGTTCTTGGCGGTGCTGATTGGCCGAAAAAAGGCTCAACCAAATCTATCGCAATCTTTAGGTTTTGCCACTATCACGGCAGGACATAGCAATTCTGATCCTGGTGCAGTGAATGGCAAAATTAAAGAAGCTGATTTGGTGACTAATTTCAGGAATGCGGTTTCTTTTTATTTACGTGAGGCAGGCATTCAGGTCAAAAATGATGGTGCCGGATCACAAAATGATCCGCTTTCATCAGCCATCAAGCTGATCAAAGGATCTAGTGTTGCAGTTGAATTCCATATGAATGCTGCGACTTCGAGACAAGCGAATGGAGTAGAGACAATTGCCCTGCCGAAAGACAAGAAGCTGGCACAAGATTTATCTGCAGCTGTAGGCGCTGCATTAGGCAGTCGGTTACGTGGTGATAATGGCTGGATTGATCAAAGCCAATCAGCTCGTGGAAGTTTAGGTTATATCAATGCTGGTGGCTTGATTGTTGAGCTTGGTTTTATCTCAAATGAAGCTGAGCTTGCAGCCTACCAAGCACGTTACTGGATTGCAGCAAAAGCTGTGGCTAAAGTATTGATCGATTATGAAAGTCGTAATTAAGGCTTTATTGCTGTGCAACCCTAGGGTTCACAGCTTTTTTAAAACTTTAATATAATGCTTGGCTTGAAAAATTAATCTTTATTGCATTTAGTGTCTTGGCCTAAAGCACGTAGTCTATCTCGCTCCAAACGCTTTTGAAGTAAATTTTGATTGGCTTTTTCTGTTAATAGCTGAGCTTTCATCAAATGAAGAGTAAGCTTAGAATTGTTAGCATCAGACGGCGTGATAGTTGTTTTAAACAGATAGGTGTCATAAGGTGCTTTACCAAAAAAAATGGCAAGATTTTTTTCCCGATCTAAATTTGCATCAACTAATACATATGAATTCGCAGTTTTTACCTGCTCACATCTTAAATACGCTTGCTTTAAATTCGCATAAGCATCTACATATCCCAATGGAACATCTATTGACCCACCTTTGCCAATTGACTTAGAGATTAATTCACTTTCAGAAGTCGGCAAGATCATTTTTACGCAGCCCTGTAATAGGACTAAGGATGCCAATAATCCGAAAGTAGCTGTTTCTTTAATATACTTTGACACTTTTGAGATTTGCATGCTCAACATCTTCAACAATTCGTTTTTTAATTACAATAGAGTCTGGATCGTTTGATTTAAATCTTGAATCCACTTCATATTCAGCAATAAATACTCTTGGCTTGCTGCCTGGAATACGATCAACACCAATCACATAATCTTTATTTTCTTCCAAGGTTATATTTTTAATTTCAGTGAAATAACTATGGTTACCTATTCCGCTAACAAAAACAATGTCATGTTGACCAACCGGTAGTTTTAATTTTGCTTGCGAGTAATCAAATCGAGTCATTGTAGTAGAAGGGCTGATGATTGAATTCTCAACAAATCTTACGCGTTTTCCATCAAAGGTATAAACGGTATATGGGTACGCACTAAGGGAGCCAGAACCCTGAAAAAATGTATAAGGAATAGTTTTTATCGTTGCATATTTTTGCTCTTGGCTAACGAGTTGATTTGTATATGCCGTCAACTTTTCAGAGGTGGGTGCATTCGATGGAGTATTTAAATAACGCGCTTCTTTAGGAATATACAGTGGTAGCATAGAAACAGATTTTTTATCATCTGCAGTTTCTACAACCTGACATCCAGTTAAAAATCCCAATATCCCTAATAGTAAAAAATTTTTTATATTCATTGCCATATATTCAAATCTGATGATAATTTCGTAAATGCAATATACTCATAAAATATTAATATTCAAATAAATTTACTATATATTCCATATTTTTTTAAACTAAATGACTTTAATTTAAGTAAAAGTATCTTCATTTAAGCTTTTTTAACGCTGTGCATCCTACTAGGCTGCACCACTCATTCGATTACAACGAATGTGAATGTGGGGGTATGTATTAGGGTGGTTTAAATTAACTGAATGCCTCGTTTTCGACTCTGACCGTATTCCATTCGTGTGCAATTTGAATCTATGTCTAATCCAAAATATTTACGAGCTTTCTCAAATACCCCATTACTGTTTTCTGATTTAACCACAACCTCATGTGTAGCTCTAGTGGGGTTCTTGTGGTCAGTATAGAAGTGGACTAGGAAATTTTGCATTTGATGACACATCATTGAATAAGAATTATCCTAGACTGAATGGAAATACTGGTCTTGGCAACCATATATTTCCAGATTGCGTCAGTTGCAGATTAACTGGGTTCAAGTTGTGGTCTAAATAGAGTGATTATAAGGAACAGCATGGCGTGATTGTAAAAGCCCTCAAGCGAGAGTCAAATTTGATAGTTCTTTTAGATCAGCCCTAACTTTCCCCAATAGTGATTCATTTTTAGCCAAGAGGGTTTTGGCGAAATTGATTAATGCTTCCTTGTTAATATGTGAACTTTTACTCGCATAGGTGTTTGATGCTTTAATAAAGTCATCTAAAGCATTATTTAGTTCATCAAAATTATAATCTAGCTTTTTCAAACTTTTACCAGCTACTAGATTTAGTCTAAAAAAGGTAGTGTTGTGGTGGACATTAGGACGACAACCTAAGCCTAAATAATTAAAAATTATTTGTTCTTTCAGCTCAATAAGAGCGCTTTCACCTTCAATGAGAAGAGCTTTTTTATCTAAATAACCTTGTTGTAACCTCCACGCATCAATTGAGTAAACAACAATTACGATTCCAATAATTGAAATAAGAAGAGCAAGATAACTCTCAAAACTTAGCCAAGGTAAGCAAATTCGTTCTTTACAAAATAATGTTAATAGATTTTGAATATATGCAGTACAAAGATAGTAGGCAATAACACCAAAAATAAAAATTAATGACGACCAAACTGCAATTTTTAGTTTGAAGTATTTCATAATGTGTATTTTCTTAATATCAAAATAATTAATTTAGCATGAGTCACATTTATATTGATTTTAAAAATACATAGTGATGTTATTCAAAAGCCCTCGAAGTTAGGGGCTTAATTCATTGTCATGAATTCCATACATTACATAACAATCAACTTTTGTTCGACCTGTAAAATAAAATATACTTATTGAGCAGATTAGCCGGCTCAGAAGAAATTTTGGGTCGGTTTTTGCGTTTTTGATCCTGTGGATAAGTCGGAGAAAGCACCAAATAAACACCATATCAATTTAAGATGCTGATTCTAAAACGGAGTTAATAAACAATGATTTTAGTGACGGGTGGTTTAGGCTTTTTAGGCTCACATATTGCTTTAAGTCTGATGGCACAAGGATTAGAGGTCATTGTGGTTGATAATCTGGCCAATGCCAGTCTGCAGACCCTAGAACGCCTTGAATTTATTTCCGATCGCTATGTGCCTTTTGTCAAAATTGATATCCGTAACACTCCAGCATTAAATAAAGTTTTTGAACAGAATTCCGTGCAGGCTGTCATTCATACTGCAAGCTTTAAATCATTAGAAGAATCAGTTTTAAAACCACTTGAATATTATAATGATAATGTCAGCTGTATCATGAGCCTGATGCGTGCCATGCAACGTACCGGAGTACGCAATCTTGTGCATTTGTCTTCATTGACTATATATGGGCATTCTGGAACGGATTTAAAAGAAGATCAGGCTTTCAATTACACTTACCCAAACCCTTATATTAAATCCCAACAGATGGTGGAAGAAATCATCCGGGATACTGCCAAGACGGACAATGAATGGCGTATTGCGATGTTACGTCTTTCCAATGTCGCGGGCGCTTTTGAAAATGGCATTTTAGGTGAATGGGTGCCGCCTTTACCAAAGAATATTGTGCCTCTGGCTATGCAGGTGGGTGCGAAGCAGCGTGAATATTTGGAATTGCGCCGTCAGGCAAAGACCGAAGACTATACGGTAGAACGCAGCTTTCTACATGTAATGGATGTCTGTGATGCGGTATTCAAATCACTACATTGGCTCTCGCAACAGCAACAATGGACTTGCGAAGCCTTTAATATTGCTGGAGAGCTAATCTCAATGCAGACTTTGCTGGATCAGGTTGCAGAAGTCACTCAATCCGCTGTTCCTACAGTAGATGCTTTGCCATATCCACATGCCGAAATGGATCAGCTAGGCGCTAATACAGATAAGGCCCAACAATTGTTACATTGGCAACCACGTTATACCTTGAGGAAAATGTTAGAGGATGAATGGCTGTTCTATCAGAACACGTTAAGAGGGCAGTGATTTAGAATCCTATAAGCTAATTATTGATAATAATTATCATTTGCAAAATTAATCAAACTCATTAAGATGAATGAATGAAGTACAGTATTGAAGCTGCTGTATAAATGAGTAAAACATGGAATAACAATTGAGGTTGAGCATGCAAACACGTATTGAACATGACACGATGGGAGAAGTCGCTGTACCGAGTGAAGCACTTTGGGGCGCACAAACTCAGCGTAGTCTACAGAACTTCAAGATTGGCAATGAGCATCTGCCGCGCGCCATGATTCGTGCCATGGGCTTGGTCAAGAAAGCAGCTGCAATCACCAATGCCGAGTTAAACCAGATTCCTCATGAGTTATCGACCTATATCATCGGTGCTGCGGATGAAGTGATTAGCGGTCAATGGGATAGCCAGTTCCCCTTAGTTGTATGGCAAACCGGTTCTGGCACGCAAAGTAACATGAACTGTAATGAAGTGATTGCCAATATCGCTAACCAGAAACTGGGCAATCCTTTAGGTGCACAAAAGCCTGTGCATCCAAATGATCATGTCAACCGCGCTCAATCGACCAATGATTCTTTTCCGACCGCGATTCATGTGGCAGCTAGCTTACAGATCAACGAACTGTTAATTCCGGCAGTGACACGTTTACGTGATACCTTGCATGCCAAATCTCAGGAATTTGCCGAGATTGTAAAAATTGGTCGTACCCATCTTCAAGATGCCACACCTTTAACTTTAGGTCAGGAATTCAGTGGATATGTCTCTCAACTGGATCATGCCTTGATTCGTCTGTATCAAGCTTTGCAAGGATTATATGAATTGCCATTGGGTGGAACCGCCGTCGGTACAGGCCTCAATGCCCATCCAGATTACGCCGTTAAAGCCGCCGATACTCTAGCTGAATTAACGGGTTTTCCTTTTGTCACCGCTCCTAATAAGTTTGAAGCTTTAGCCGGCCGTGATGCAGCAGTTTTTGCTTCAGGTGCTTTAAAGACTTTAGCGGTTAGCCTGAATAAAATTGCCAATGATATTCGCTGGTTGGCAAGTGGACCACGTTGTGGTTTTGGTGAATTACGTATTCCTGAAAATGAACCGGGTTCAAGTATCATGCCGGGTAAGGTGAACCCAACTCAAAGTGAAGCCATGACCATGGTAGTTACCCAAGTTCTAGGAAATGACACGACGATTAATGTGGCCGGTGCATCAGGGAATTTTGAGCTGAATGTCTTTATGCCAGTGATTGCTTATAACCTGTTGCAGTCTATTCAACTGCTGGGCGATGCATGTAACAGCTTTAACGATAACTGTGCAGTCGGAATCGAACCTAATCGTGACAAGATTGAACACTTCCTGCATGATTCATTAATGCTGGTCACTGCATTAAATCCAGTCATTGGTTATGAGAATGCAGCTAAAGTGGCCAAGACCGCCTATAAAGAAGGTAAAACCTTAAAACAGGTCGCAGTCGAACTCGGATTGGTGACTGCAGAACAGTTTGATCAAGTGGTGCGTCCTGAGAATATGGTGGCTCCAAACGTAAAATAA